GCCCATGCCCCATCGTGCTCGATTTTTAAGATCAAAGTAGGGATCAACTCCAACATGCACATCGTAGCTTTTTTTCATTCTTGCTGACCGTGCGTACGGACACGGTGCCCAGCCGCCAAGAGCAGGATGCGGAACTTCCACAAAGTTCACAATCCAGTTTTCAATATCTTGTTTGACTGTATCTAGATCCATTAGAAATACGGCAGTTTAGTTTTGTTGGTGGTTTCCATGTTTTCTTCGGCTATCTTGCTGATCATTTTTCTTTCAGTGAAACTTAGTGCCAACACCTGATCGTAGGTGAGTCCGCCGCGCATTAACCAAGCCAATCTTAAACTGTTTGATCTAATTGCGTTGGCCTCCTGATCAAGGCTGTCAATGTACTCGCCAATTTCCTCTACTGGGAGGATCAGGAGGCGGCTTCGAAAAAATTTGTAAGATCCAGATTTAGTGCTTGATCATGTTCGTGATTGCATTCACTGCAAGTGAGATGCACAGGTTTCAGTTCTGTACGATTGCGCAAGTCAACTGCGTGATCTCTAACAGCAACAAAAATTTGACGATCGCAGTTTTGCAAAAATTCATCAATGTGCTCAGTCTCTGACACAACAGCATTTGGTGTACGAATTGCTGAAATTGAGTACTTGAGAGCTCGCATGGTCAGCTGAGTTAGTATTTTCATCACTTCTGCTAGTTTTTGTAACTTTTCGTCTTCGGTGAGCTCAGTATCCATGCTGATGTTGCGCATCATGCGTTGATTTTCAAACTGCTCAAGATTGATTTCATTTTGCTTTTCGTAACTCATGGGATGAAAATAAATTTCCAAATCACCATAAGTTACTGTGGCAGAAAAGTCCGGCATGGTCAACTGATCCAGTGCATTGCGCAAGTCTAACGCAAAACTCTCAATGTGTTTGCAAGCAGGACATGTAGTTTCAATTTCAAGCTCATGCCCGTAGCTGGCAATACGAATAGCAACTAGGATAGAATTCAAATCTGCCACAGGAGCATGCCAGGCATTCTTAATTGACGGCACACAACTGTGTATTACATTGACCACAGCTTGCCCGCTAAACAGCGCATCTGGCGTGCGATAGGTGATTTCGTCAATGGCTGTCATGGGATAAACAGGCAGCTCACCGTTTTGAGGCACGTCTAAGCTGCCTTCGGGCCAGTATTTGCCCTGGCTGGGCAACCGCAAGTAAATTGCTGGTTGTCTAAAAAATTGTCTAAGTGGATTGTGATTTTGGTTCATAGTGTACCCATAAATATACTTCTACTTATAGGTGTTTTTCAATGGCGGACGTAAATCAAGCATCACAAGAAATGGCTGAAGTCATAGCACGAGTTTCTGACGACCTTAGAAATTTTGGGCGAGTTACTGAAGATACCCAGGCAGCACTGGCAGCAGGAAGTTTCCGTCGAGCAAAAGAACTTGACAAGGCCAGTGCGTTAACAGCAGGTGCGCTGGGAAACCTAGCAGGTGCAGGTCTTGCAGCCGGCAAAGCCATGTACGATGGCCAAAAAGGCGCCGCAGCATTTAACAGTTCACTTGACAGCATGAGCAAAGCAGTTACCGCAGCCGGTGCTGCGTTGACTTTCTTGGTGCCTGGCGGGTTCTTGATCAAAGCTCTAATTGGTCTGGGCACAGCCGCAGTTGGCGCTAGTATTAAGATGACTCAGGCGGCCAACGACATGGCCGACAACTTGTTTGCTGCCAATACCAAAATGGCCAAAGCTGGCCTGGCTGGTTCAGATGGCATGATGGGCATCTTCCGCGACGCCAAGAAGCTTGGCTTGAGCATGAAAGAGCTGGGTGTATACACCAATGCAGTAGCAGCCAACAGCGCAGAATTGGCCTTGTTCAAAGGCACAGCATTTGAAGGACGTCAGGCATTTGCCAACATTGGTGCGGCCATGAAGCCTTTCCGGGTCAGCTTAGAGGCAGCTGGTATCAGTCTGGAAGATCAGATTGAAGGAACAGCTGGCTATTTGAGACTGCAAACTTTGATTGGTCAGAGTCAAAACAAAACCAACCAAGAACTGGCTACTGGTGCTAGAAAATATCTTGTTGAAATGGACGGCCTCAGCAAGCTCACAGGCATGCAACGTCAAGAAATTGAAAAGCAAATGGAATCTGCTCTCAGCGAACAGAGATTCCGTGCCAAGCTGGATGCCATGCGAGCGACCAAGGATCCTCAACAAATGGCTGCTGCTGATCAACTGATGAGAGCTAATCTTATGTTGAGCAAGCAGGCTCCAGAGTTAGGACAAGCATTTAGAGACATTCAATCTGGAGCTCTTACCAGCGATGCTGCTGTCAAGGGCGTGATCAGCACTCAAGGTCAGTTGATGCAATCAAGTGAAGCATTGCAGTCAGGTCAAATTGATGCCAATCAAGCTGTCAAACAAATTGGTACCTCAATTGGCCAATTCAATAAGGACTTGAACTTTACGGCTCAGCTGGGCCTGTTGAATGATTTTGCAATTGATTATGCACAGGGACAAAAACTGGCTATTTTTGCCCAGCAAGACATCAGTAAGATAGCTGCTGAAATTGTCGTTGAACAAAACAAACAGATGAGTGGCCTGGGTGATGCCAACACTCGGGCCATGGCTGAACTGCGTGAAATGCAGCGCAATGCCAATGAAAAATTTGAGACCACAGTGTCGCAATCAATCAGCACTGCCATTGCCATGAGCAAATCTTTGGTCGGAGTTACTGAACCTATTGCCACTGCATTTAAAGAACTGCAACCAGTGATGGACAAGTTTATGAAACAAATGGTCAAACTCACAGACTGGATTGCCGAAAAACTAGGATTCATTGTTGGTAAAACTGTTGATGTGGTAGAAGCCACACAAAAAGACGGCATGGGCGGATTTTACAGATCTGGCGGCAGTGAAATGGTTGGAACTGGTGTTGGTGCATTAGCTGGTGCGGCGGGTGGTAAAATAGCTGGTACTTATGCAGGTGGAATAGTTGGCTCTCTTTTTGGACCTGCGGGCACTGTGGCTGGAGCCGCTATAGGTGGAAAGATTGGCCCATATATTGCCACTGCCCTTGGTAGTGTTCTTGGCAAATATTTAGGCATGGGCGCTGATGCATTAGGTACCGCATTAACTCCTCCTGGGCGTGCCGCTGGCGGACCTGTCAGCAGACGAAATCCCTACATTGTGGGCGAACGTGGTCCAGAGCTCATGGTGCCTGAGCAATCAGGAAAAATTATAAACAATGACAAACTAAGCAAGATGTTTGAGTCAATGGCTTCTTCTGTATCTTCAGGACAAGTCAGTGTTGATATGATATCTCAAGTGATGGGCAGTTCTGTAACTGTGGTTACTAACACCAATGACGAACTGACTAACAATTTGAGAACCACACAAAACGTTGGTAGCACATATCAAGCAATACTGAGATCTGTTGACGAGCTAAACGATAAAAACAAAAAAACAACAGAATCAGTAATTGTAGCTCAACGTGATACTTTGACAGACATACAACGCATTGAACGTTACACTGATCAAGACACCAAACGCACAAAAGAGTTTGTGGATTTTCACAAAAAATATCTTGACAGTGTCACCCAGATATTGGGTGAAAACTTAGAGCTACTGCAAGAACAATCTGAACAAAGTGGTTCTGCGGGTTCAGGCGGTGCGCCAGGCATGGGTGGAGGCACTGGCCTAAAAATTCCAGCAGCACCACCAGCTGGGGGCATGGGCGGAGGTAGCGGTGTTAGCCCAGGTGGCGGCCAAGGCATGAAAACTGCCAATGAAAACAATTTGTTGTCCATGGGCCTCAAATTTGATCCCAATCGTGATGTACAAGCTGAAGGCGCGGCAATCAGCCCTAAGCTGATTGAGCTGGCTAAAAATGTTCAAAGTCTAGTGCCTGGATTTTCAGCATTTACAGGATTTAACGATCAATTCCACAATGAAAAAAGTCCAAATAGCTTGCATACCAAAGGCCAGGCCATGGACTTTGTGCTGAACAAAAAGCCCACACGAGAAGAAGGTGCAAGCATTGTTAGTTGGCTCAAACAGTCAGGAGCCAGTCTTGCTATAGATGAGTACCACAACGCCACTAAAAATGCCACAGGTGGCCACTTCCATGCACAGATCCCGGCATTTGGTGATGGCGGCATGGTGGACAAAGCCACACTGGCGTTGATTGGTGAAAAAGGTCCAGAAGCTGTGATTCCCATGGATGGCAAAGAAATTCCACTGAATATATCCAAGCCAATTCCGATCAAGCTGGATTTCAAAGATGTAATGGCCGAAGGCGGCATTGGCCCATCAGTCATGGGCTACAATCAATATACGGGTTACAATACAGGAGCAGTAAGTACTGATCTTGCCGCAGTTAAAGAAATTGCAACAGCCATGGGGGCTTTTGATAAAGCATCACAAACCATCACTGATCCAGCAACCTGGAAAGAAATTATAAATTCAGGCATTGCAACAAATTTTGATACTAATATTATGAAAATAGGCACTCAAATGTTTGACGGCGCAGGCCCCCTATTAGGTCAACGATTGAATGATATTGTGGCCGAAAACGGTGTGAATCAGAAAGAAGCATTTGATTTAATGTTTGCAGAGTTCAAAGAAGCTATGACAGTATTGGGAACAGAAATGGCAAATAAAATAGCCAAAGAAAACGCTTCCCCAGAAACAGATGCGCTGATTGCCGGCATTGATGCACTAATTGCCAAGCAGAGTGAAGCCAACGACATCAGCAAGAAGATACTCCAGGTGAGTGCAAACTAACGGTAAATAAACAACCATGGCAGAACCCAAACAACAAGGCTGGCGCAAATATTTCAAAGTTGCAGACACATCCGGAGTGATGAGTCCAATTTCTGGACAAAATCAATTTGGATTGTCCAACTACGGCAAAAACGACGGCTCTGATTCGATGATAAATGATTTTACTTTTCGAAACTATGCCAGCAGATTGCCCGAAGTTTATTCAGGCCATCCCAACAGAGTAGAGCGTTACAATCAGTATGAGAACATGGACATGGACTCAGAGATCAATGCCTGCTTGGATATTATTGCTGAGTTTTCCACACAGATCAACGAGTCAAACGCCACCCCGTTTGACATTCAATACAACGAAACACCCACAGACCACGAAGTTGACATCATTAAAAAACAACTGCAACAGTGGGTCAAGCTGAACAAACTAGATCAGCGCATATTTAAACTGTTCCGTAACACCATCAAGTATGGTGATCAGGTGTTTGTGCGTGATCCAGAAACATTTGAAATGTACTGGGTTGACATGACCAAAGTTGCTAGAGTTATTGTGAACGAATCTGAAGGCAAACGTCCTGAACAATATGTGATCCGTGACATCAACCCCAACTTCCAAAACATGACTGTGGCAGCAAAGACCACCACAGACTACATGACCAATCCTGTGACAGGCAGTGTATCTGGCGCTGCCAACTACACCATGCCCAATGGTGGGTCAGGTGGCGGCGTGGGCAACAGTCGCTTTATGACTGCCATGAACGAAACTTGTTTAGATGCCAAGCATGTGATACACATGAGCTTGAACGAAGGCCTAGACGTATTTTGGCCGTTTGGACGCAGTGTACTAGAACAGATTTACAAAGTATTCAAGCAAAAAGAACTGCTGGAAGATGCAATCTTGATTTATCGTGTGAGCCGTGCTCCTGAACGACGAATCTTTAAAATTGACGTAGGCAACATGCCATCACACTTGGCCATGGCGTTTGTGGAACGTGTTAAAAACGAAATGCATCAACGTAGAATCCCCACGGTATCAGGTGGCGGAGCCAACATGATGGATAGCAGTTACAATCCACTGTCAATCAACGAAGACTACTTTTTCCCACAAGGACAAGACGGCCGCGGAAGCTCAGTTGAGACATTGCCAGGCGGTCAAAACCTAGGCGAAATTGACGACTTAAAGTACTTTAACAACAAAATGGCCCGTGGTCTGCGTGTGCCATCGAGCTATTTGCCCACTGGTCCTGACGATTCAGACCGTGCTTTTTCAGACGGAAAAGTAGGCACAGCTCTTATACAAGAGTACAGATTCAACCAGTATTGTGAGCGTTTGCAAGGGCATATTTCACAAAAATTAGACGACGAATTCAAGATGTTTTTGAAATGGCGTGGGTTTAACATAGACTCTAGCCTGTTTAATTTGAAGTTTTCACCGCCTCAAAACTTTGCAAGTTATCGTCAAAGCGAACTAGACAACACAAGAATTCAAGCATTCACAGCCATGGAGCAACTGCCTTACATGTCAAAACGTTTTATGCTACAGCGTTTCTTGGGATTGAGTGAAGACGAAATCAAAGAAAACGAAGAACTCTGGCGAGAAGAACGTGATAGCCCTGAAATGCAAAATTCAGGCGGTGCTGACTTACGTTCTGTGGGTATCACGCCTGGCGGCATGGAAACTGATATTACCACTGGCGAAGAAATTGGGCAAATGCAACAGCCTGGCGCAGGCGAAATGGTTGGCCCTGGCGCGGCTGCACCTGGGGCTGCACCTGGCGGAGTATAAATATAATCATGCTGCTACAAGAATTTTTCAAAAAAGATCCTGAGGCCTATCAAGATCTATCGCAAGACAACAGTCAACCGCAACTGGGTGATCTGCGCAAAACTCGTTTGACTTTGAGACAACTAAACAAGTTGAGAAAAATGAATGACGTCCGTGCATTTGAGTACAAAGAAAAACTCAAACTAGTGCGCCAACAATACTCACCTCCCCCAGCCCCAATGGCTTAATTGGCATTTATCGCCATTTTGACTCCTTAAACAGCAGAGTTTTTGGTTGTTATGTAAATAACAGCACACTTTACCTATAGGAGTTTTCCCTTATGAACAAATTTGAACAGTTGATTGAATACGTGATCAACGACGAAGACCAAAAAGCTCGCGAGCTTTTCCATGACATCGTGGTGGCCAAAAGCCGTGAAATCTACGAAAATCTAATGCAAGAAGAGGCTGATGAAGACCTTGACGAAGCAGAAGTAAACGAAGCTGACGATTCCGACGACGAAGAAACTGACGACGAAGAACTCGACGAAGGTGCAATGGGCGGCGATGCTAGCGATGATTTAATTGACGAAATTGAAGCTGACGAAGAACAAGACATGAGCATGGAAGCCGAAGGCGATGATGACATGGGCGATGATGACGAAGGCGGAGATTTTGGCGGCGACGACATGGGCGGTGACGACATGGGCGGTGACGACATGGGCGGCAGCGATGAGCCAGCAACCAAAGATGACGTTATGAATCTAGAAGACAAACTAGATGAGTTGATGGCCGAGTTTGAAGGCTTGATGGGCGGCGACGACATGGGTGACATGGGCGACGGCGACGGGTTTGGTCCCGAAGAAGGTGGCGATGCCATTGAAATGGACGACACAGGCGAAATGGAACCAGGCATGATGGAAGCCATCAGCATGAAAGCAGCCCCAAAGCCAGTTACCGCTGAACAAGGCAACGGCAAAGCAGGTCCTGTAGCATTTAACTCAGGTGCAGCTGGTATGGCCAGCAAGCCAGTACACACTGGCACCAGCATGGGCGGCGTGCATGACAGTGCCGCATATCGTAATACAGTAAAAGAACTTGGCGTAACTCCCACTCAAGACGCTGGAAAGAAAGCATTTAAATCTGCTGCTCCTGCGCCTGTAAAGAGTCAAGCCAGTGGTGTAAACACCAAAAGCCCACTACCAAGCGGTCGTAAGGGTTAATTAGATGTCATCTAAGTACCTAAGAGAAGATCTTACTTTTAGCCAGGCCAACATCCAAGTTTTGGAAGAAGCTGATGTTGGCGGCAAAAAGCATCTCTATCTCAAAGGCATCTGCATTGAAGGCGACAAGCGCAATGCAAATGAGCGTATCTACCCCCGACACGAAATTATCAAAGCAGTAGAAACTATCAACGAGCAGATCCGTGACGGTAACTCCGTTTTAGGTGAAGTGGACCATCCAGATGATTTAAAAATCAATTTAGATCGTGTGTGTCACACAGTTGAAGGCATGTGGATGGACGGACATGCCGGTTGCGGCAAGTTGAAAATTCTGCCAACCCCAATGGGTGAATTGATAAAGACTCTGTTGACATCAGGCGTGAAGCTGGGTGTTAGCAGTCGTGGATCAGGTAATGTCGATGACAGAACCGGACATGTAAGTGACTTTGAAATAGTCACTATAGATGTGGTTGCCCAACCCAGTGCTCCTAATGCGTATCCTACAGCAATCTATGAAGGTCTCATGAATATGAGAAACGGTCATAAGATCTTAGAGATGGCTAGAGAGTCTGGTCAGGACGACAAAGTGAAGAAGTATCTCGCAGGTGAGGTTAAACGCCTTATCCGAGAACTCAAAATCTAAGGAGAACCAGGCATGTTTGATGCTATTAAACCATTGCTTGACAGCGGATTAATCAACGAAGATGTTAGTAAAGAACTCAACGAAGCTTGGGAATCTAAACTGACAGAAGCTCGTGAGATTGTGCGTGCAGAACTTCGCGAGGAGTTTGCACAACGCTATGAGCATGACAAAACAGTGATGGTAGAAGCCCTAGATAAGATGGTAACAGAAGGTCTCGCAGGAGAATTAGCCAGCATTGCTACTGAAAAGCAAGCATTGGCTGAAGACCGTGTGAAGTTTCAACACAAGATGAAAGAGTCAGCCACTAAGTTTAACAGCTTCTTGGTTACTAAACTTGCTGAAGAAATTTCTGAACTGCGCAAAGACCGTAAGATGCACACAGAAGGAGTTGCAAAACTTGAGAACTTCGTGGTGCATGCATTGGCAAAAGAAATTCAAGAATTTGCTGCTGACAAACGTGACTTGGTGGAAACCAAAGTGCGTTTAGTTAGTGAAGCACGTAACAAACTTGAAACTTTGAAAGCACGATTTGTTAAAGAAAGTGCCAACAAAATGAGCCAGGCTGTTAGCAAACATCTTAAGGCTGAATTAAACCAGTTGCAAGAAGACATCAAAGTTGCTCGCGAGAACAATTTTGGTCGTCGTATCTTTGAAGCATATGCTACCGAATTTGGTGCTACTCACTTGAATGAGAAAGCCGAAGTTCGTAAGTTGCATAACACAATTGCGCACAAGGACAAGAAATTGTCTGAGGCAATTAAACTCACCATGAAAGCAAAAGTCCTGGTTGAGAATAAAGAGCGCGAACTGCGTATGATTAAAGAATCTAATGAGCGTGACAGCTCATTGGATGAATTGCTACGTCCCTTGAACAAGGAAAAGCAAGAAGTCATGCGTAATTTGCTCGAAAGCGTCCAAACTAACCGTTTGAAAAACGCTTTTGAAAAGTATCTACCAGCAGTGTTGGAAGACCGTTCCGTGAAAGCCCATAAAGTGATCACAGAAAACGTCACCGCAGTTACTGGTGATAAAAATGTTTCGAACCAGCAGACCGCCCAGGAAGATCGCAGCAATGTGATTGACTTGAAGCGCCTGGCAGGGCTTTAAAATTTTTTAGGAGACTTAAATGTCACAAGATCTATTAGAAAGTCGTTGGGATGAGACCAAAGAGGCCCTGTTAGAAGGCCTCCAAGGCAC